TGTTACTGTTACAGTTCCTGATACAGTCACTGGTCCTGCTAAAACTCCTGAATCCATTGTTTGAACATCAGAAATTGTAGAAGAGTGTGTTGTTACATAAGTTGTAGCTGTCATACCTGCAGACGGAGCTCGTTTAGCAGGATAAGTACAAAATACAGTTTTAGTTCCAGCAGCAAAATCTACTTTGTTATCTGAATTAGAAGAGGAGATAACGGTATCTCTCGAAAGTGTATCAGTACTTGCATCAGTTACTGTTCCAATACCGACTTCAAACTCAGAAGAGCCATCTCTTGATATTGCATAAAACGTATTATTACCATTACCAATACCAGTAACAAAAGTTTCGAAACCCACTTCGGTTCCTGTTAAATCAAATGTTCCTGTACCAGTAGTTGTACTAGTCTGTTTAACTCTGTCATTTAATACAAAAGCCATTTATGTTTTCCTTACTATTACGCGTTACCAATTCTTAGTATCGCACTTGTAGAATTATTAGCTGGGAATTGAACAACAAAATCACCATTCGTAGCAGTTTTGTTTCCACCAAAATCTAACACCATAACTAGCTCGTTTCCGCCACCAGTTGTTTTATAAATAGCAGCTCCTGCAGCAGTCAAAGTAACAGAGTTAAAAGTTAATTCAGCAAAATCTATAAATGCGATGTTTGATGAAACTGCCACTCCATTGTTTGTTAACGCTTTACCTCCAGCTGGATAAGCAGTTCCTGTAGAACTAACTTCACCATTTCCTGTACCAGCTAAGTAAGTTGTTGATGACGCGCTGTAAGAAGAGATGCTAGTGTATAAAGCAAGTTTAAAAGCGTTACCGCTGTTACCTGCAGTGTCAAAATTAAAAGTCCCTTTTAATAATCCAGTTTTAAATGAATCAGGTACTATGTTTGCCATACTTTATCTCCTATTGTGATGGGTTAAGTGATTTAAGAGGAGTACGAATAACACCATCTTCATATTCGCCTCGGCGTCTACGACCTTGTTGTTCGATCGCATACGTTTCTAAAGACTTGTCGTATTGTCCTTGATAGTATTGTAACATATCTATCGGACCTTTCAAGTATCCATACGCTTCTACAAGAGAACCATATAAAAGTAAATCTTGATATTTATTTGATAAATAAGTGCCAGTGGCAGCAACAGAACTATCTGTTAAGCTAGTTGGTTGTTTAATATAGGCCATAGTTATTGTATATGATGCATTAGGAGTAGGTGCTAAAACCCAAAAATTACCATCCCAGTTTGCATAATATTTAGGCACTCCTGAAGCTGTGCCTGGTGTGTTATAATATTCAGCCATAAAACTTGTATCTCTTTGTTCTAAAAATTCATGAATATTTGGTGTTACTGTAGAATTAGTTATTTGAACATATCTAATAATTCTTAAATCAGATGGAATTGTTACATATCTATTTCCATTTGTGGTAGTAGAAGTTGCATAAAATCTATCGGCATCTGAATCTACTGCTCTATAAATTTTATTTTCTGCATTTTGAACTAATCTGTTTAATATTGCATCACTAAAAACAGTGCTATCTACTTCTGTAAAATTTCTAATATCAGTTCTTAAATCTGTTATAGTGTATGCCATTATGATCTGCTACTCACTGGTCCTACAAAGATCTGTGAGCCTCCTCCTTTACTAGTTGTAGATGCTGCAGATGGAATAGTAAAGGTATATTTATTACTAAAAGTTTCTGTAGCGTTTGCAAAATTTTGTCTGTTTTCATTTATAACCGTTATTGTATGTCCACCAAATATTTTAGTTCCTGAATCAAAAGCTAATGCTGTTGTGCTTGCAGGAGTTTTTCCAAAAAATTGAGCTGAGGTTGCTCTAGTTAAGTTAGATATTACATTACCAATTTTAGTAGTATATTTAATTACCTCACCAACAATTCTTAAACTAGACTCTTGAAATTTTAATGGATCTGTGTCAGCGTTTTGTAATTTTTCTACTTTTTCTAAATAAACAAATCCTGTACCTGGAAATCCTGTTGCGTCTGTTAAAGTTATTTGTGTAGAACTAGCTGTAATAGCACCATTAATAGTTGTTTCTAAATTAAAAGTTTTTGCATCAACTCCACCTACACTTTGAACATTATTAAAACTAATTATATCATTTGTTGATCTACCGTGATCTGGTTCAAATACAGTTATTGTAGTTGTTCCATTTGTAGATATTGGATTAACACCTAATATAGTTGATGTTGGAAATTCTGTTCTTGCAGGTCTTGCATTTAACAAACCTTGATTATCTGCACCTTTAGGTTTTGGTTCTAATTGTGGTTGCTTTGGTTCAAACTCAGATGTATGAACTAATGATCCATTCCATTCTTTTACCATTTCTAAATATGGAAACTCCATACCAGATCTATCTGATATTGCTTTTGAATGTTTACCTCTAGAAAAAGCCATTATACTCCATCTCCATAAAATGTTTGTGGTGTTATGAACGCTGATGTTCTTTGTCCATCTTCTGTTAATGCTCTAGCTAATTCATCTTCATAAATTAATTTATTTGCTTGAGCAGTTTCAGGAGAATATTTTAAACTTAAATAATATGCTAAACCAGAAGTCATACATGGTAAAAATCTGTATACAACATCTGCTTCATTTGTATAAGCACCAGCATCTTGTATTCTAGCTACATAATAAAATTTTAATTTATAGTTTGCACCAGAGAAAGAAGAGTTTGGTGTTAAATATAAAAATATACTAGGTGCAACACTTCTTTGAACATAATATTGTGATGGTGTACCTTTTGCTAGTTTATTTGGTAATGCAGAATAAGTTGATCTATCAATTTTTGTTAATGTAGTATCAACTGGTGCTGTTGCAGTTGTATCATCTCTAACATAAGCCTCTAATACATCACTTATATCTTGTGGAAAATTTGCATTATCATTTGCAAAATTATATTCTGCTTGACCATTGACTAATGGAACTGAAGCTAGTTTTACTTTCCAAAGATGTACACCTCTGTTACCCCATTCAGATAATAAAATATTTAAAGAACGTCTTGCACTTTTTAATTGATAACCAGTTCTATTACCACGCAAGCCTGTTCTTTCATAAGCTTCTTCTATAATTTCGTCGATCGGTAGATCGAATGTTGTAGTACCCGACGTAGCCATTTTTCTCCTACTTATCTATTATAACAGTAACAATTGCATTTGAAAGAGCTGATATAGTCATGCCACCTTCAAATAAAATTCCATCTTCTGCTAAGTTATAAGAAAAAACATCTCCGTTTGGAACATCAGCTTGGAATTGAGTTACTGAATTACCATCTTGTAAAGTTACAGATCCTGCACCTCCACTAGAAGATAAAATAATTCCTCTTAATCTTGTTCGTCCTCCAAAGACTGCTCCAGCTGCTGTTGCTCGAACTGCTTTTACATCACTTTTCATTATCCTGTGTATCCTATTGTTACAGAGTCTGTATTAGTTAAATCTAAAAAAACTCCTGTCTTAAATCTTATTCCACTTCCTGGAACAAAAACATCTAATCCTTCAGTACCAAACTTAGCTTGAAATTCTAATGAACCTGCATTTGAAGTTCCATCATGTAATTTAACAAGAGAGTTGTTTGCACCAAAAGCTTGAATGTAAGTTACTCTACATGGTCCTAAATCTATACCACCACCAGTAATAGTTTTAAAACTACCATCTGCTGTTAGTGTTGTAAATTTTTGATCACTTGAAAACGATCCGCCACCTGCCATTTTTTTCTCCTAATTAGGAGCCCCGAAGGGCTCCATTAAAATTATGATATGTTAGCAAGCGTGTCTACTCTTTTCCAGTTTGTTCCATCTGAAAAAGCGTATACTTTTGCACCAGCAGCACCATTATCAACATATATTAAAACGCCTTCGTTATCTGCTGCGTTTAATGTTTTTGTACCGTCAGTTACTTCAGTTGCGTTCGCACCAATTGAATAAGTGTTTTTTCCACCTTGTTGCGTATCGCCTGCATTCTTATTTGGTCCACCAATAAATCCATTAAGAGATGTTACTGGTCCTGTAAATGTAGTATTTGACATTTTTTTATCCTCCTAGTTTTTTGAACGTAATCTCTAGGCCGTCGACTATACTCGTTTACGTTCTTAATTAATCGTATAGTAATAAGATTTATATATTAGATTTAATCAGAGCGCAAGAGGGCTGTGGTTTTGTTTTGATTTTATTGTAGCTTTAAGTAGCTACAGAAACTTCGGGTGCAGCATTCTCAACTTTGTTTTCCATATGAGCTTTTTTTGCTTCTGCTGCTCTTATGTGGGTAAGAACTTCTCTAACTTTTCTGTCAATCTTAACCATATTGAGAGTATATCTACCCTCTTTAAGATGCTCCTGCTCCCACTCTAGATCCAGACCCTTCTTTTTGTGATACAGGTCCTGTAGATGTTGCATCATCTCCTCCATTAATAACCTCCTCGTAGGTTATTCGTTTAATTCTTGGATCGTTCATTTCTCCAAGATATTCCCATTTTATATCACCTTTTCCCAATTTGTCAATAATAGCGTTTTCTATATCTAAAGGACCCTCATTACAGGTAATTTTTATCTCCATTTTGTAATGATACGCATATATTTTGACTAGGAAATTTTTCATATTCACACCTTTTATATCATATGTGGCGAGACTTGTCTCGCCACATAAATCTTTTTATTACGCTCCTGGAGATCCGAAGATACCTCTAGGGTCAGAGAATCCAAATGAATATCTCTCTCTAGCTTTGTATCTAACGTTACCAGTATCGAAGTCACCTTCCATTGCAGTTTTCAATGGAGCTCTGACAAACATTTTCATACCATTTGGTACGTCTGTTTTGATAAAGAACGCATCTGTATCTGTTAGGTAATTGTTAACCACATATCCTTGTGGAACCATTCCCATAGATCCGATTGCATTAATATCATTGTCAGCTGTGCCTGTTCTACCTGCAGACTTCATAAGTCTTTCTGCAGTAAATTGTAACTCAGAAGGAATAATCATTTTTACTCCTCTAGCTGCAATTTTAAGACCTCTTTCGTCAGTCATTTTAGCAATGTCAATTAAAGACTGCTCTAATGATGTTTCGTTAAGGTCTGCTGATGTTCCCAACTCATTCGAGAATGATCCCGCTACTGTTGGGTGATCAGTAGCACATAGCTCTTTGCCGTCACCACCAGCAAAAGCAGCATTGAATGCATTGTTAAGAACGGCTGCGGCTTTCACTTGTTTAGTGTTTGCCATCGATCTTGCTAATGCTTTTGTATATCTAGACGCGAGTCTGTCATACAAGTTGTCTTCAATCGCTTCTTCTGTGATTGCGAATGCAAGTGCAATTGTTTCGTGATTATAACGAGAAGTGAAAGTTTCTTGTGCGTCATCGAATGATACACCAGATCCTTCAGCTTTGACTTGCGCGTTTCCGAATCCTGATAACATTACTTCTTCTTCAAAAGCTCTGTCTGAATTCTCAACATCGTAAATCTCTGCATGTTGATTCTCGTATCTTTTGTACTCCAGGCCAAATAAAGCATTTAAACCTGGCTCTAGTTCTTTGACTAGTTGTTGTCGTGATATGGCCATTGTTTATCCTCCTTATATGCCTGTAGCCAAAGATCCAACTGTGTACTGGTGTAAGTTAACTTTTACGATAACTGAACAGTTCGCAGCTGTTTGATCTTCGTTTTCTGGATCCTCAGCGATTCTAACAATTCTTAATTGCTTAGCAGTTAAAGCTGCTGTTGCAATACTGATTTGCACGCTTGATAATCCTGTTGATGTACTACCTGCGGCAGCAGTTGTTGCATAAGTTTGTCCAATTTTG